CTGTACTTATATCAAAGGTCTGCCCATGAGCAGCTGGACCTATGTTGTTATTTACGCCGCCTATAGCAATTCTATTAAACGGTTGAAGACCATCGGCCCTTTCTGCTGCCGCACGATCCCAATTATACATGCAAGCATAGTTACCACTAACCAATGTTATCCCTGAAACACAAACAGCTCTACCCGCAGAAACTTGCGCATTTGCAGCTGTAACTTTAACTACAATCATATGTTCTTGTGGATTGTAATTGTTAGGAACGGTAAATGTGAAATTATACCTTCTAATTTCACCATAAAATGTAGATGGCTCTGGAAAATCTTTATATATTTCGTGCCAAATTTTATAACTCACTTCATCCAATGGCGTAACAAAACATACCTGCAATCGTGGTTTTGCAGTTGTACGCACACCGTTAATCTGTGCGGTTCTATAATGTGCTGACAATGTATAAGAGTTTCCTGGATGAATCCCGTTTTGAACTTTTGTTTCTGGGTAATTATACGTGTCAACCCGGACTGCATTTACCATTTGTTCATAATTAAATATAAAAGTGTTATTTTCTATCACTACACCGTTTCCTTGTACTTTCCAAGGTAGACCATATCCAGCACCAAACCCCTGATAATTGGGGTTACCTATGTTCAATTTTGGAACACTAGAAAAATCATGATCGGCTATTAAATTTCGTTTTGGCATAACGGTTGTTTTCGTTCCCCATTCATCTTCAAAAAGGAAATCTAACATTTTAATAATAACGCCGTTTTTATCGATAGTAATTTTATCGCCATTAACTTTGATGATATTCGTATCAATACCCTTTGCAGTTAACCATTTCACCATTGTATCGGCATTAATGGCTACTTTTGAAACATCAATTTCTAATTTTTCCGATGAAAAGTTAATAGCTGCGATGATATTCCCTTTTTTAACTTCTGCAAGGATTCCTTCATCAAGAACCTTAAGTTTAGAACCCGTTTCTTTTACATAAGCTGCGTAAGTCTCATTAATAAATTTTTCTTGTTTCTTCGATGTTATTTCAACGCCTTCTGCATTAGCACTAATACTTCTTTCTAATTCGGTTACTTTTTTATCGTAATCTTTAGTTGCTATCTTATCGGCCAATTCTTTCATGATTTTATCTTTATCTACAATATCAACAGGGTTCTCCATAAATGAAGAAGGTTTATCACCAATTTGTAGCATGGGTTGTGCCACCCATAAACGACCATTTTTACGAACCCAAAACAGCACTTTAACTTTTTTGGTGCCTTCGATTAATAGCCCTGCCACATGTGTACGAATCCATGTTCCTTGTGAAATAGTTATTTCTTGCAAGTAATTTTTAATCATTTTATTGTTTACATCGTAACATTGGAGCTCGATAGCAGCTCCGGCATCTATACTAGCTTTGTTATCTGTATAAAAGTAAGCAGAGAAAACATAATTCCATCCAGGCCCAGCATTTATATACTCGTGCGATGCTCCTTTATACAAATTGCTCGCATTACCTGCAGTAATAACACTAAGTGAATTGCATCCCTTATAAGTGACTTGTGTATCTCTTGTTGCGCCTGATTGAAGAACCCAATATTTTGTGTCATTCTTCCAAAGAACATTCCGTAATACAGTTTGATTACCGATCCCACCAACATAATCTTCAACATCTTTTATTTCAACTTTTCCTTCCAAAGCTTTTGCAGTAGTTTCCCACCCTGCTTTAGCCTCTTGTAACTGCGTACCTTGTTTAGTTTGTATCTCTTGTAAACTAGTAACTTTTTCTTTAATACCGTCCGCGGTTTTCTCTACAGTAGTCACACGCTCGCTAAAATCGACTTGTGTTTTTTTTACCGTTTTAATACTTTCTTTAATACCATTCACACTTTTTTCAATCTCGGTTGTTTTTTTAGTGAATTCATCATTCGTTACTTGATTTTCTGGAGCTGGTGTCCAATCCTGTGGATTATTTCCTTTATATAAAGCAACCCATTCTACAACGGATTTTGTAGTGTTATTTGGATAGTTATACAGATTCAACTTTCTTTCATTTCCACTCGTTGTTACTACAGCTTTAAAAGTTACATAGGTAATTCCATTCGCATAAACACTTGTTGCATATCCAACATTATTTGAACCACCATTCTGCCAAATTCCAAATTTCTGGCCTTGCGGGACACTCCCTTTAATTACAAAAGTATATTCCTCACCTGCAAAAAAATTTTCAGTTAGAGAATATGGATTAATTAGATAATCTGTTTTTTCATATTTGACATTTGAATCTAATAACAGATTACGCCCTCCAGCTTTATCGTTATTAACTTTCTTTTCTATGATCTCCAACTTCTCACTAATCTGGCCAGCCTTTTCTGTAATTTCAGTTGCGGTTTTCTTTAGATTATTAGTTGTTTGCTGCACCTCAGAGATTGTCTTTTTCGTACCTTCAGCAGTCTCTACCACTGTATTTAATTTTTCAGTGATTTCACCGTCTTTTTTTGTTAAAGATTCAATAGATTTAGTAAAACCTTCGTTGGTTTGTTTCATTTCAGAGACAGTTTTTGTCAATTCCACCTTGAGAATTTTGTACATTTTTAATAGTTAAAGAAACTTCTTGAAGGTTTTCTGTTATTTCCTTGAATTGACCAGCAGTTTCATTTTGTGCTTCTTCCTACTTTCTTATTTAATTCATCTTTTGTAAGTTGAATATCCTTATTAACCTGCTCATGTGTATCTTTCTTAACTGACTCCACATCTGGAATAAGAAGCTCCCAATCTTTACCGTTCCACACTTTTAAAATACCTGGTTTACCGTTGCTAATGTCTCGCCATAATGTCTTACCTACTATAAGATTATCGGTCGGTGGATTTTTAGCTTCAATAATATTCACCGTATTATTTTTTAGGTTTTCCTGGACCTTTTCAGCAAGTTTCTTAGCGGATTCAGATTCTTTTTGAGCTTGTTGGGCTGTCCCTTTCGCTTCTTCTGCTAACTTTTCTAGTTGTTCTAATAGTTCTTTATTAGCTTTATTACCTAAAGAAGCACGTACTCTATTGTATAATTTTCGCATTTCTTCGTTTGGATCGGTAATTTCACGATATTCACCAAATATATATTTATCTTGTGAAGAATCCGTAAATGATTCATCACCAGCGATTGCCCGTGCTTCTAAATAAAGTTTCGGTGTGAAGCCAGTATCTTTAATTCGAATTGTGTCACCTTCATTAATTAGCTCATGAGATAATCCGAATACACGCCCTATAGCTACTGCTTCTACATCGTAAACAACAGAAGTATTAACTCGTTTTGCGAACTCTGTTTTCATAAGAGTAAGTAGACGCTTTGGTGTCATATTTTGTTCTTCTGTTTCTGGAGAATAGAAGCCAAATTTATGTTTTCCATTCTCGTTCCAGCGTTGATAGGCATCGGTATCAGTGATATAAGGTAAACCATCGTTAATGCTTTCAACTGTAATAATGGTATCCCCTTCGCCCTGGACGAATCCGACTAAGGCAGTACAAATATCCCTAGAATGCTCAATACGTCTAACACCGACTAAATCCTTTCCTAAAGTTACTTCCTTGCCAGTGTCTCTACCGCGTTTTTTCACCATATCCACGTACCAGCCAACAATCTGTGAACCGACTACTTCTACACGGTATTGAATCTCTAATTCAAATAAAGAAGCTATTTTCTTTAAAAAAGTAAGAGGATCTATAATGGTATCAATGGTCATGGTATGGAAACCAGCATACTCTGTTTTTCCGCGTTTCCACTTCGTACCTACAAGAGCCATATCCATGAATTGATTTACTGTTTTACCTTCTATACGTTGCGGCATGATATAACCGTCTTTTGCTATCTGAACCCATGCACCCGAAGTACGTACAGTAAGTGATCTATCTCTTGAATCCTTTTCAACTTCATTATTTATAACGTAAGGAACAATCCGTCCATCACGTACTTCTTTTAATACTAAATTTTGCTGCATAAGTGTCACTGCATGCTCTGTATTATCAAACACTTTAAACTCTAAAGTATCGATATTGTTCTTAATCTCCCAATGACGTATATCATCCCAATAATCTTGTGGCTGGATATTAGCAACAATTTGGTCTGTTTTAAAGTCAATGACATGAAGTGTGCCGCTAGGTGCTCTCATCGATATCTCTCCCTATACGTTACTTTGGCTATTCCCACATCGGAAGGCATAATTTCAAGCTTGTTTAATCCTTTGTTAACAACTGGATAATCACTGAATATATCTTTTAAATTTATAGCTTTTTTACCATTAATCGATACAAGGCTTCGCTCGGTATCAATAACTACCTTATCTCCAACATCAAAAATGTAAGGTGGATTATCTTGTGTATGCATATTGACCTTCCAGATTTTCAAATCATCAATGCTCATGTCTGTACAAAACATGTTATCCGAAAATTGACTGATGCTAATTTGAACTTGTGCCACTTTGTCCATATTCACATTGTTTTCGTCTTCCCACACAACAAAGCGTTCCGAGTCATCCTTTTCGGTATTCCATAAAAACTTAGAAATATACGCTTCCCACCTATTACCGGTACGTGCTAACCACAAGCGACCACGATATTGATTCCATGTAGTAGGATGGTCCCCTGGTTCATTTATAAGTACTCGCTCGCTGACTGGTTTCTTTTTGTTGCCAAGCTTAGCGAACCCTGTATTTTGTTCAGCTTGCCAATGGACATCATTCATAGAAATACGAGCTACATAGTCGCTGTTTTCATCCAATAAACCTATTTCAACGCGTCCCATTTGATCTGGATGCGAGCTTCTTATCCCAACATATGCCTGCATAATAAAGTCTTGCAGTGGCCCTTGCGGAATGTTCTTTTTGGCTATGCAACCATGCCATCCTTTTATGTTTATTTCACCTAAATAAACCGGAACTAGGCGTGAGCCTGCATCCACTTTGAAAGCTCCTCCCCCTACCATATCTTCTGCATTCGGAACATCCGTCCATCCTATAGTGGTAGACATTTCATCCCACATAACACGCTGATTTCTCTCAACAGGTACCTGATCCATTCTAAGCGGCCATCCAATACGAAAGTAATTATCTCCATTCCATACATCAAGAAAAGTTGAGGGTTTCGTTACCTCAATTTCAATAATTGGGTTAGATTCGAGACTTCCTTTGTTTTGAATATTCGCCACTAGCCCACGCTCATTAGATTGAAATTCTACGATTCTTGTAGGACCTAATTTATATGGCATTTCACAAATAAAAGTAAGTACTCCTTCTCCTAAATTCACTAATTGCTGTGGGTCAAAAGATTCATCAATAACGGCCAAATACGTACGATCTTTTTCTATCATCAAAGATTAGTTCTTGAGGTTGGTCTGTAATAAGCCAATTAGCTATTTCTTCCTTTAACTTTTCGGCCTCTTCCATAGATTCATAAAATAATGAAACTGGTACAATTATTTTCCTCATTTTTGTTTGTGTTCTTATCAAACGCCCACCTGGATAGTGGGGAACTTCAAGAAATGTACGTTCCAAAGGAGCCCATGCAGGGCGTTTTTTACCCTGCAATGGAATTACATTCGGATTCCTCTCCCCATTAAAACTAAAGAAACTAATTCCCGTCATACCATCACCTGCCTAAAATAATTTACGTCTTTCTTTTTCTTGTTCTTGAAATTCATTAACATCTGAGTAAATTTCCTTCGCTATTTCTCGTCCGTTTAGATTGATTTGCAAAACAGTTGGGCTTTGTGATGCGTATTGTTGTGCCCCAGCTTGTTGTACTAATGGTAGCGATCCCATTATTCCATTGGCAATCGCATCGAATGTTTGTTTACGAAGAGGCAAAACAGTTTCGTCATATCCTCTCGCGTCGCCGACACCAATCAATGTAGGATTACCAGGCTTGATTAAAGCGCCGTTTGCTGCCCATTTGACACTAAATGAAGGGAGCCCCTCACTTGCCCAATTTACAGGGTTTAATGATCCATTTACACTAATCTTCGGAACAGGAATGTGAACGCCACTAAACATATTCGCTACACCGTTTTTAATTTTATCAATCCAGCCCATAATTCCACTCCAAGCTTCTTTAATAGGATTAATCAGTTTGTCTTTAATTTTCATAGCAGCTTCACCTATATCAATTGCCATACGAACTACAGAAGCGATTGGTTCCTTAATAAATGTCTTGAAATATCCAACAACAGTAGACCACATGCTACTAATCGTAGAGCCAAAAGAAGATGCAAGCCCTTTCACTGCACCAAAAATTTGTTTAACAAACGAAAATTGGATAAGCCCCCAGATTAATTGGATTGCACCACTGAAAATTTGTTTTATCCCTGTCCACATTCCGGAGAAATCACCAGTTAAAACAGATGCGAAAAACTTGATAATTCCCATAATGAGATTAACAGCACCCTGGATAATATCTTTTATAGCGTCCCATGCGCTTTTTACAATCATCATTACAGCTGGCATTACAAAAGCTATAATAGATTGAATGATTGAGAAGGCATTTTTTACAGCTTGTACAATTTGATCTCCGTTTTCTTTCCAAAACGAAGTGATTTGAGATATAATCCCATTTACAAACGACATTACATCTGTCAGTAAAGGCATTAAGTAAGGAGCTATTGTATTGAATACACCTTTAATAAAGTCCCAAGTAGCGCCAATTATTCCCATAATTACTGGTGCTTGCGCTACTATCAAGGCTTGTACATTTTCTATGAAACTACTCAATTGAGCGTGCACATCCTGAACGAACATAATAATATCTGCTTTTTGTTCAGATGAAAAACCTAACTTATCTAAGAAATTACTAGCAGCTCCCCAATCACCAGATACGAGAGCTTTCATAGTTTCTACACCATATTGCACTGCGGCTGTAGTTTCTTGTATAAACTGAATTGCATTAGCCGAAAAACCTAGTTTAGTAAGGATGTCATACCCTTCAACTAGCGCATTCCTATCTCCAGTTGCAGCAATCCAGAATTGCTCGATAGCAGCGCCAACTTGTTGGATGATTCCAATTGCATCACGAAGTGGTTCGAATACTTTATTCATCGCTTCTTGACGTTGACGAGTTTGCTCAATACCCTGTTGGAGTTTCTGGTATTCAACTTCAGATTGGTCGAGGATTTTATTGGCTTCTTCTTGAGTCATGGTCCCTTCCTCGACCTTCATTTTTAACTCTTCTTTTTTCTGAGCTAACATACCATCGGCATTCATCATATCTTCAGCGTGCTTCTTAGATAAAGCAAGTTTTTCATTATACTCTTCTTGCGTTATCTTCCCTTTTTTGAGATTCATATCAAGAATGGCTTTAGATTGAGCTAACTGCTGATCAGTTTGTTGCATTAGCTTAGCTGCTTCAACAGCTCTACCAGATGGATCAAGCCAGTCAGTAAGAGATTTAACAGCACTATTTGTTCCGTTTGTCATTGCAACAAGTGCTGGTTCAACATGCGAGAAAACAACAAGCCCTAAATTTTCTAATTGTGATTTAACGCCATCAACTGCACCTGATAAGTTATTTGCCATTGTTTCAGCCATAACCTTTGCAGAGCCTTCAGCAGTTTCGAGGGTATTTACCATATCATCAAAGGCAGGTTTACCACCTTTAATAACTTGGATCCATCCTGCATACGCTTCTTCACCGAAGATTGCTTTTGCAGCAGCGATTTGTTGAGCGTCGGTTAACTTCCCAAACCCATCGTGTAATTGACCAATAATCTCATTCATTGGTTTTAAATTACCTTGTGAATCCTTTACAGTTACATTTAATGCTGATAACGATTTAGCAGCTTCTTTCGGCGGGGCAGCTAAACGAGATAATCCGGCACGTAATGCAGTACCAGCCATAGAAGCTTTGATACCGTTATTTGCAAATATCTGAGCAATTGCAGCTGTTTGTTCAATGTTTAAACCGAATGTAGCAGCTACAGGAGCTGCATATTTCATGGTCTCGCCGAGTTGTTCAACATTTAAGTTGGCAGTCGCTTGGGCTAACGCGAATACATCGGCTGCTCTTCCTGCTTCAGAAGCCTTCATTCCGAATGGGGTCATTGTATCCAATTTGTTATCGTATCAGCTCTTTATCTGATACTTCTGGGGTTTTCACCGCATTACGGGATGTCTTTTCATCCCCAGTTCAGACTATATCTTCACCCTCGACTTTACGTTAGGGTGTCGGGCGCTCTTGGATATTTCTGCATATAAAAAAGACCCCCTTTTGAGTGTCTTTTTTACTTAGCCTACTTTATCTAGTCGTTGCACCTTCCTAGTGTTTCCACACAGGCTTGGCTCATGATTGTCTTATTTACGGTAATTTAGCATCAAGTATCTTTTCAATATTTTCGAAGTGTTTATAATGTATCCGGATAAGTTTAATCTTCTTTTCCCTACAGTAAACGTTCTTCTTTTCATCTCTAACTTTCTGCAATTCGAACTGCTCGTTAGACCTAAACTTCTTATGAAAATGAAATTCTCCATCGTATTCAATCGCATGTGTTATGTTACCTTCCTCGTTAAAAATAACAAAATCAAATGGCAATGGTAGAGACAGTTTACAATCAGAGAATCTATATTGTTCATCAAATTTATATTTATGAGATTCTAGATAGTCCCTCACACGTTTTTCTCCCCTACTAAATTTACATTTTGGGCATCTCTTTCCATGAGATATAAAGTTTCCTGCGGTTACAAAATATTCATGACCACATTTGTTGTGCTTAATAGTGATAGGAGTTACATAGTTTCTATACTCTCCTATAATGGTGTAATCATTACCGACTAAGTCATATATTTCTTTCCTGACTTCCTCTGTAGTCTTGGCTCGTTTTCTAGATCGCTTGATTATGGAACATGATGGACATCTCTTTCCTTTTAGGAAGTTAGCAGGACTTACCTCATATACTTCCTCGCAATTCTTATGCTTTACCTTCAACTTTGTGTGGTAATTTACATAAACATCTAAAAAAATGTATTCATCACCCACTAATGATTTAACCTCTTCGGAGAATGTAGTCTTTCTTCGTTTGGTTCTTCTCCCTATATTTGCACATTCAGGACACCTACAACCACTTTTAAAATCATTAGGACGTACATCATAGATAAGTCCACATTTCTCATGTTTCATTTCCAGTTTAGTAGAGGAGTTAACGTAGTCACCTAATACGGTATATTCCCCATTAGTTTCCTCGTTAATAAAGTTGATGAAATTTATTGCATGCTTATTCATTTGATGCCGTCCCCTTTCATTGGTATGTATTAATTATACCGAAAAGGGAGTCATAGTATCAATTACCGATAAATTTAGATTTCCCATGAATTCACCCGATATTTTTAGAAGCTAGTTTCCTAACAACTGACCAATATTTTAGTCACGATATCAGAAGCCTTTGCAAGATCTAATGCACCAGCAGTTGCTAAATCAAGTAATGGCTTACTAGCAGCAATCATTTGGTTAGAGTCCCAACCTGCGAGGGCCATATATTCATAGGCTTCAGCTACGTTTGTAGCAGACCACCTGGTATCAGCACCAAGCTTACGAGCGTTAGCTCCAAGTTCGGCCATTTGTAATCCATTCGAACGTGAAAGAGCTTCTACCTTTGACATTTGTTTCGTGTACTCAGAACCCACATGAACTACACCAGCAATTGCAGCACCTACACCAACAGCAATGCCCACTAATCCCCCCAAAGCTATAGCAGCTCCACCAACGGATGAACCTAATCCTACTGCTGCTTGTCCAACCTGACCGAATCCGCGCCCTAAGATGCCAGTTGTTCTTTGTCCGCTTCTTTCAGCATTAGTCAATCCCCTTTGTAACTGATCATCCTTTAAGAAGATTGACCCAAACATTTTAAAGAGTTCCATCTATTCACCAGCCTTTCCGCGGATTTTCGCAACACAAGCAAACACTTCTTCTTTTGTGAGTTTCTGTTTCGGTGTTTGTTCAATTGAATTGTTATATTGATGCACCTGTTCTTGCGTAGGATTTTCACGCTTATGTTTAAATTGAGGAAATGTTTCATCGCAGTACGGTTGTAGCGCGCACCATTCCTCCCATAACATACGATTCATTTCTTTTTTCTTTGCGGTGAGATACAGATTAATAACTATCTCGGCCTCCAAGCCACGTATGTACTCCATGTTTGGATAACGAGAAGCTAACGTATCGATGAAGTCTATTTCATCAAGTTCACCGCATTGGAAAAAAGTTTAACCAATCCAACTTCTGAATCTTTGATTGCAGTAAACAGCTTAACTAACTCTTCTAGATTTAAAGTTCGTATTGTTTCCCAATCTGGAGATTGTTTTTTTACCTTTTTCACCTTCATGGACTAAAAGTCCAGCTACAAATTCAAAGAATTCCTGTTCCGCTTCTTCTAATCCGAAAATAAACTTCATGATAATGTCGTAACCAAAAGTCTCTTGTGCAGCTAATACATCAGCTTGTGTTGCCCCTTCTTTATTTCGTACGCCCATCATTAAATCTTTAAGTAAGTTAATATCAACCTTAAATTTCGATTTCTTCAAAATACGAACTACAGAAAATAAATCTCCGCCATGAATTTGTCTCACTTTGTATTCTTTTTCTTGAATTGCAATAGTCACATTTATTCCTCCTTAAAATAAAAAGAGCAGGGATTTCTCCTACTCTTTAACCTGCCGGTATTAATTTTGCTGCTTCTGTCGCTGTTAAAATACGTTTTTTCCATGGTACTTTTCGAATGTTTTCTGGATCACGATGTCCTGTGAATGTTACTTCTGGAACAACTTCACTCTCATTTTCAAATCCTAGTTCTAATGAACCGTCAGATAATGCGTTATATACGATAATCTCAACGATATCGCCACCTAAAGTTTCGCCAACCCATGCTACATTTTTAAGATAACTTTCTTTCGTAAGACGTTCTGTCGCTTCAATTACATCGTATTTGATAGTTTTTCCGTCTTTCGTAACGGTTTCTTCGGAAACTTTTAATCCAGCAATAAAGTTTTTAATTTTATCTTTATCAAGGAATTCGAGTGTTTTAAAACTGATTTGAGTTTTTGATTTCGTAATACGTTTCATCCCCATAGTGTCACCAGGAGAACCATCATATTCAATTTCCTTAAACTCTGGTTCATACTTAAAAGAACCACCACCTTGCGTAGCACCTACAGGAAGTTCATCTTTTTCTCCATAATTAAAGAAGAATGCACCCCAATCTCCGAAGAGGACATTCTCTGGTTTTGGTTGTGGAGCTGCCATATAATCCACCCTTTCTATTGTTTAAAATAAGTTCGTAAAATAAGCCGCACTTCTTTGCGTATGATATTTGGGTCTGAATCAGGTACTTTCTGACTCGAAAGATAAGAAATAGCAGCACCAAATTCAGCGCTGCTTAATCTTTTTCTATGAAGATTGCTTTCTAGTTTTGTAATCAATTCATCTATTTGAGCAAGATGAGCAGAAGTACCGTAAATATCAATTGTAAGCATGATATTTTTTCTTCCCCATGGTTCTTTATCATCATTAACCGTGTACACCAAATAAGGCATTACACCGGTTGTTTTAGCGATTTCATAATACGTTTCTTTATGAATCTGTTTTAATTCACTGTGTAATATATTTATAAAGTCATTCATGCTATCTACCTCATTAATGATGAATAGGTTCGCGTGCCAACTTGTGTAATTTGCGGTTTATTGCTCTCTGCTGCTGGTCTAAGAAAAGGCTGTGCATGTTGCCCTTGAGTTTTAACCATCTTCCCTGTTTTAGAATCACGGTACATCCAAGGAGTTTTACGCCCATCACCGTCTACAGCATAAATTCCTGTCCCCTTCTCAACATAAATACCATGATCAGCAGATGTCCCTATAACAACTTTTTCTTGTTCTGCTTTAGAACTAATACTTCTTCTTAGATTACCAGTGTCTACAGCAGCAAGTAATTTAGCTTTAGAAGATACAAATTGACCAATAGCAGTATGAGCTGCTTTCTTTGCAGCCAAATGTCTTGCCATAACAGCGGCTCTATTTGATTGGAATTTCATGCTCATATGGCAACATCTCCAATTCTATTTGAAAGAATCTACCTGCATTCATTGGATCGCCCGAGTAAGTAACGCTGTATACCTTCTTGTCGATAACTAATCTATCTTGAATTGTTACATCGAATGGTAGGCAATAAAAGAAATGCGTGCTTTTTCTCTTCTACTTTCTTGTTACGGGCATCCTTTGTTCCTTGAATAGCATCTAATACACCTTTTACATTGTTAATTTCGTTCCACTCTTCTGTTGGATATGGACCATCGTCAGAACTAGCATTACGAAGTACTGAAGCATCTTTTCCGAATTTACGAATCATTGATTGAATCATAAGACACGTAACCTCACTTTCAGTCCTTTTGTAATACTTTCTGGGTAATCTCCCACATCATCATAAGTAACAGAATAGTTACCTAACGATTCACTTTTCTTTCCTTCTCTCTCCTGCTCCATATACTGATGAACCACCATTTTAGCGATAATACCTGGATAAGCAGGAGGAAATTCAGGAATCTTTCTATTTGTGTACTCAGCAACCATAAACATTGTATCCCCAATGCTTATTAATACGTTTTCATTACTTACATTAGGCACTTGTAGCTTTACACGTTTTAAAATTTCTGCTTTCATATCTTCCATCTAATCACCTACTTACGTAAAAGAAAAAATGGAGAAGGCTTATTAAGCCCCTCCACCTGGTTTTTCCGGAGTAATTGATGTAACTGTAGCTGTAAGTACCGCTATTGACTCTTGACGAAGGATATCTCCACCATAAACCATAAGACCACGAATACCATCTGCAAAGGAATTTTGCAGACGTTGTGCCTCTGTTTCAGTTAACTGTGTCCCGTATCCAATGGCAGACTTATGAAGACCTAAAATTTTATACTTACCACCAGTACCGTGAATTTCTTCTGATACAACGATTTGTGATCCATTAATAATCTGTCCTTCAACAATACCATTTTCTAAAACAACAGGTTGCTTAGTAAAGCGATCATCTTTAGATAATAAACCTAAAACCTGAGAATTGATGATTGTGAATCGTTCAGTTTTAGGAACCTTTTTAATATTTAAAATCGTATTTAAGTCTACAATGTAATCATATGCATTTTTAGGTGATAACTCAATTGGACTAGAGTCACTCCCAATTGTATGAGTTTTATGAGCGCCTTTATAAAGCCCTAATACGAATGTATCAACGGTTTCCTGAAGTACCGCTCCTGCCTCTTGTGTATGTGGGTCGATTAAATCTCCAGCAGCCTGAACTGCATCTACATCATCAACTTTGAAAGCAAAATACTTTTGTTGATCCATATTAATTTCTACTTTAGAAGGGTTAGTATCATCCCATTCGATTGTACCATTATAATCTTTTACATTTACTGCGCCTACACGATTAAAGATAATCTTATTACCTTCGATTTTCGTTGGCGTTGTTGTAATTAAATCCGCAATAGAACGCTTGTGAAAGTTCGCCATCAAGCGCGCTTCCCAAATTGTTGGAATAAAAGTTGATACTGACATATATTAATTCCTCCTTAATGTTTTTCCATAACAAAAGAGATTACTAAACTAGCAATCTCTTTTTTTCGTTTTATATTTTTTTGACTGTACCATTCAAATCACTTAACTTTCCTAGTGCTACTTACCCCAATTGCGCATATCCTTCTGAATTTGTGGCCAGTTCGCATTAATTTCAGCTTGACTCATTGAATTTACTTGTTCTCTCGTAAATCCCCCTCCAGTTCCGCCACTAACATGGATTTCTCGGCCAGCAGCTTTAAACTTTTCAGCCACTTTTACTTCTAATGCAGTAGAGAATAAATCATTAAACTTTGACACCCTAACTTTTGTATCTTCTACATCTGAACCAATAACAAAATCTACAAATTTAAGATCCAATCCAACCGCTGATAAACCATCTGATGCAACACTCTGCATTTCTTTCTGATGAAGTACTCTTTCTCGCTCTTCTAGTTGTTCCTGAAGTTGCTTCATCTCATATTCAGCTTTCTCTTGGGCAGTCATAGACGCGGTTTTATAGTTCTCTAATTCCTTCTTTGTTGCATTCAGTTCTTTCGAATATTTAGAGCGCACTCTATCTTCCGCTGATTGTACCATCTTCTCAATAAATGTTTTTGTTGCATCATCTAATTTCGGTTCTTTTTGTTCACCAACTGGCGGTTCTTTTTGCTCTTCAACTAGTGAATCTTTTATATCATCCGCAGGTGATGTTTGTTCATTCTGTAGTGTCTCATCTGCAGGTATTACAGGATCAGAAAAGAATTGCAGATTTGATAAACGAAACGGTAACTTTGTTAGTTCTCTTTCTTTTAAAAACTGTACTTCCGCTTGCTTTTGTAATTGTTTCATTATTATTCCTCCTCTGAGTTCCTATAATTGCGCCCTATTAAGTTCGTAATCTATAAGCCCTCAAGTGTTTTTTATTATTCAAGAGAGTCTTTCCATTCTTCATAACTAACTGCGGTAATAACCTCATTCTTACCTGTAGTTGGGTTTCTGGCCCTTCTCTCAATAAATGGGCTAACATCCGCTACCTCAGTAATGAAAGTACAGCGGCATCGTACAACTTCTTTAGCAGGTAAATTACTATCATGTGGATATTCGCAACTATAACCACCGACTTTAAATAATCCTTTAAACGGTACTTTTTGATGATCTGCTGCTTGGTGAGTGGGACGCGTACGTTTATCTAATGTAGAAATCCAAATCTTCTTCATTGATACACCTTCATCAAAAGCGTGAGAAGCACTGTCATAAGTACCTAAGTTTTGCACCCTAGCACTTTCTGTCCAAGCGACCATTTGGGCTTTCTTCGCATCACCATCAAGTATCGGCTTAATCCGATTTGCCATTGTTGCATATCCTTCGCCTTTTCTAAGACCGATAAATAACTCCCTGCGTATTCGGTTAACTATCTGTACTCGATGTGTACTTAACCTTTGATTGAGTGTCATTTTATCGATTGGCATTTGTACCGCTCGTTTAATGACATTCGGGTCAATAAGACCATACGAAAGAGCCACGCCGACTTCTTTCTCGATGAGATAACTCGTATAATAAAAAGACTCTCCATACTGATTGGAGAGCGTTTCATTGAGAGTTTTCTTTTTCTCATATGTTATTTCATTAATTACTTGTTGCAGTTCACTTTGCATGCTCTTATATCGATTGAATCGGCGCATTTCCTGCATACTCAACTGCTCATTTACGGCATATTTGGCATAATAAAAAGCCAGTATTCCTCTGACTTCTTCTAAAGCATCTTTATACAGGTAGAGAATCGCCTTTTCCAGTTCGTCCTCTATCTTTTGGAGGTGTTTCTGCTTCTTGTCCCATTCCATTAGGCTCACCTACCTTGTCGAGATTCATGGAATCCGCTTCTTCTTCCTGCATCTTCTGTATTTCCGCTTTCGGATCAGAAACAACAGATAACATAGATAATCGTGTTTCTTCACTTACTAAACCTTGTAGTTTAGACTGCACATCAGCTTCATCAGCTAAGTTGGCTGGAAGGTTTCGCGTAAATTGAAACGTCATACAAAGGTAGTCTAGTTCTCTTTTATTTGAGCGTAAGTTCCAAGCATCAAACAATAACTTAAATTGTTGTCGCAATGACTTAGTAAACTTCATTTCTAATGTTCCTGATTTAGTTTCTAAAGCTAATAACTTGTAACGAATAGCAACACCAGTAAGATTACCACCAAATGATTCATCAGAAAGGTTCACATGCTTTGTGAAACGGCATATATTCTTTTCTAATCTGTCAAGATGGTGTTCTAAGATGTTGTCATTAAGGTCCTTAGTTAAGAAAGAAGCCTCACCATCTTCACCTACATCAAGAGCACCAGTTTGTCTTAGCTTCTCGATAGTATCATCATCTATATCAACGCCTTTAAAGATCATATAAGCCAGACGAAACTGTTCAATCTCACTGTTTACATCGGAAAACGAACGGTCATAACCTTCAATAAGGGAAATAGCTTTATCTACATCGCCTTGTAATTCTTCATTATTAGGAAACCCAATAAGTGGCACACCTTTAAATAAGTTAGGAATACGGTCAGTCTCTGTTAACTTATCTAAATCTTCACCAGTGTACTCAATAATGTTTGTTTCATTGTAAAACTCTACTTTGTAACCATCCTTGAAATCATCACCATCAATTACTTTGATTGGATAGCAGCGTATAGCGTATTTAGGTTCTGCAATGCTTGAATTCGTAAGAAATATAGCTTCGTAAGGTTTGATATTCATAACCTTTTCGATGCCTTCTTTATCGTGATACAGTAGTCTCGCTCCGTATCCACAAATAGAAGCGAACTTCCCTGTTTCTGCGTCAGCATCCTCAGTATGATTCGCTTTTAAAAAGTCCTGAATACGTTTCAATACTTCATCATCTTCATGATCTAAGCTGTATGAGATAGGCAACCCAAACATATAACCGATTTTTGTATCGATAATTTCAGAAAAGAAGTCATTGTTTAGCTTATTGTTAACCTTGTCTTTATTACCATCACCTTTAAACTCGCGAGTAAAGATAGGCACTCCCTTTTCACTTGCTTTGTATCGCTCGTACCTGTTAATCATACGTTGTTTTAATGGTTCAAACTCATCAATAATTTTTTTTAGTAACTTTGAGGTAGGCTCGCCATTCTGTTCATCCAGCAACGGAATATAGTGTTCAAACATCGTCTCACCTCCTTAATAAATTGATTTAACAGCTCTTGCTTTTCTATTTTCACTTTTCTCTGTATAAATAGCATATCGTACAGCATCTAATACATCGTCCCATTCCTTCACTGGTTCACCTGTTTTCTCATTCCAAACATACATGAATACTTCTTTCTTAAATCGCTCCACACGCTCAGATACAGCCTTGAAGCTTTCTGTTTTGATGTACTTTGCAACCATTTCTATACCAGATAAGACAGATTTATCAGCGTTTCTTGCTCGTAATCCCTCTCGTTTGAATCGTTTTATATGTTCAGGCCTTGCACTGTCACAATAAAAAAAGATGTTACCATAGCGTGATTTTACGTCTTTAGCGACACCTACCCAGAAATCTATTTCTTCATGTTGTTTTGCATGTTCTTCTAAAAGGTATAGATTCTCTTCATCATCTTCACCAATAACAACAATGGAGCCAAAATGCTCGTAACCCCAATCGACACCAGCGAAGTATTTCGTGAATTTAATATCTTTTAGATCAGTTTCTTCTATATAATGTACATCCTTATTAAAGTCTTTATATACAACTCCATCCGCACTGCACCATAATCCCTTTATGTTACGGTCATAAAACATTCCTTCAGGAGTAGAAGCTTTAATACGCTCTCTGTATCTTTCGTTTAAGAATGTATTATCATCTAATTCGTATTGAAATGCTTTGATTGTTACGTTGTCGTCTTTATCAATGTAATCGACTTTAAGCCAATGTTCCGGATGATCTGGGTTCGTATCGACTAATATACGAGCACCTTCACCACTACAACGTGATTTAATCTCATCGAATACATCTTTATTAGCAAGAGAACCTTCATTCACATAAGCGCCGTAAGCAGTCATACCACGAATAGTATCTAAATGGCTTATCTTAGAATGACCCGTGCAACAAACAAGAACGCCAAATAGTTTAAAACGATTGTATTTATCCATTTGAAAATCAAGTCCATACTTATTTGTAAGTTCAATGAGTACGTTCTTTGCTAATGTACCTAATGATGCACCAGCCAATATATACTGTGGTAAATCTACACCTTCATTATCAGCAATTCTTCTTACTCGTCTTAACTCAGCAAGGAACAAATCATTGTTTAAGATTGTTTTACCAGTACGTTTAGCTCCATGCTGTATTAACATGAAGTAGTCATTGTTATAAACGTAATTCAATACTTGTTGTTGCTTTTTGTTATATAGCTCGTTCATGCTCATTTCTTAAACGCACCTTCTAACTTATCCAAGTATTGACCGATTTTGTCTTCTGCTGGATTTTCGTCTTTTAATTCATTTCTAATCTTGTCTATTTGAGCATTCATCAGGCTCAATTTAGCACGTCTTTCATCATCTATATTAGCTAACTTATCAAAGTCTCGAATAAGCGAAGACAAAGTGCTCATTGCTCTGGATTGAGCGTTTAGGAATGTGGCATGTTTGTCCCAAGCGAATTGGATTTCCCATTCTTCTTCAAATCCACCCTCTGTAACTTTATTCTTGCGTAGTTCCTTCGTCGTATCTTCTTGGTATCTAACAAACATCAATCGTTGTGCTCTAATAATAGCTGTGTATTGAATCGTTATGTTTTCCCATAACATATCAATTGGATGCTTCTCCATGATTTCAGCAGCTAAATCCGCCACATCTTCTGGAAAGTGTTTGCGGAAAAATCCATGCGTCATAGCGTTATGGTTCCCTTTTGGAGCGCCATGACCCACAGCATTCTTATTACCCCATTTAGGGTTCTTGTTACCCGAATTACCCACCGCATTCTTATTGCCAAAGGGTGCACCTGTTTTCTTGGTTTGGGTGCACCCTTTTTCATCTTTTTGGTGCACCCTCTTTCGATTCCAACCATGCCTTTTTCTCCAGGACTTAATTGTATTAATACTAACCTCATATTTTTCAGCTAGTACCTTGTACTTCATACCTTGCATGTAATCTTCTTGAGCTAACTCGTGTTTTTGTTTCACTTCATATCACCCACCACCTTCTATATAATAGGAAGTAACTTGTCTAGCTACTCCTTATGTTGAACATTAAATTACTTATTGTTTGAATTTATTTATTGTTATATAATATTTTATGTCTTTACTTATATGCGATTAAGATATATCGAAATTAGAAAAAGGGATCTTTCGGGATTCCTTTTTTCTATAAGTATTGAAATTCTCTAAAACTCGATGTATTATATTTTTGTATTTTCTCAGTTCCTAAGCCGAGAAAACATCATCACTTCGAAAGGACCCGAACTCCAGCGGGTTCTTTTTATTTACTTGAACTCATTTTCGAATTATTGTATTATATTTTCGGGTCTTGCTCCATAAATCATTATCAGGAGAATCTGCAGGTTTGCAGGTTCTTTTTTTATTCCTCTTCTTGTAAATCCATTTATATAAATGTAAAATTATAAATAAGTTCTAACATTTTGAATCGAGGTGAAAATCATGAGAAGTTTTAGTGCATTATTGATCTCTACTATCTGTTCAACAATCCTTTTAATTTGGAATTCCCTTTCTTTCTATACTGGATTCACAACAGGACATACATACTACTGGATTAACGGTATCATAGCCTTGGTTTTCCTTCTATTCTTTATCTTAAACATGCGAGATATCATCAAGAAAAACTACAGAACTTCTGAATCGAATTAAGGGGCCTATGGTTCCTTTTTCTTTATAAAATAAAAAAGCAGCTGTTAGGCTTCTTCTTATCACCAAATAAAATGATATATATATTCTCCCGTTATACTTTCATCAACTCCTGCAACCCTAGCAAATCTCACCATGTCCGCCCCCTGAATGAAATACATTGTTAGCATGACTGGCACCCGCGACCACATAACACGATAAAGCTCATTCACTCTTTGCCTAGTCGTAACAATTAAATCATTTGCAGGTCCATTAATCCATGCAGTTGTCCTAACTGAAGTAAACGGAAGATTTATCCCATTAACAACTATTCTTGCCATACTTTGCGTTATATCCACATCGATCCCCTCATTCCAAGAATTAAATCTGTTTCCCATATTTACATAAGTATTCTTAGCTATAAGAAATGTTTAAAGTGAATTCTTTATAAAATAAAAAAGCAGCGGATTCGCTACTTTAACGGATTACTTATATTTCAAAATTCCTGCCGTAGCTGTTCATATTCCTCCATCATAATTCCTCCTCTTTTAATTCTTTCGCTTTAGCATAAAGAGTAGAACGCGGAACTCCCGTCATTTTTGAAATATCATTTACACTCAAACCATTCTCTTTCCTATTAAAGAATAAGTTCATAGCCTGCTTCACCTGTTTTTCATCCTGCCCCTTACGCCCCATATGTTTGCCCATTGCTTTAGCTCTTTCTCTTCCTTCAGCTGTTCTTTCGTTAATTAAATCTCTTTCAAACTCAGCAATAGCCCCTAACATAGTAAACATCAATTTACCTGCTGGTGTAGAGAAATCAATTTGTTCTTTAAGAAATACCACCGCTATTCCTCGATCAGCTAATTGATTTACAATCTTATGCAAATCAAATATCGATCTAGCTAAACGATCTATTTTACAAACAACAAATTTATCCCCTTCTCTCATATACTCTAATGCCTTTTGCAATTCTTCCCGATCACTATTAGCTCCACTGTACTTTTCAGAATATATCTTTTCACATCCATATTCTGTTAACCTTTCAATTTGTGCATCTAAGTTTTGATCTTTTGTACTCACCCTTGCATAACCAACGATAGCCATCCAAATCACCTCAAAATAGTCTAAAAGTCTTAAGAATTATATACTTTTATTTTAGACTATCTTTTAGACATTAACAACTATCTGTTTACAAAGTTTTTACCCTATACAATTCAACTGTACAAAAGGGTCAACTTTTAGACAGTTGTGTAGGATATTTATTTTCGTTCTTTGTGATCGTTTGTTTTGTAAAACAGGGCAAATCTATCAATTCTATTAAATCCATAAATTCAACTATTACGTTTTATTATTAGATTCATATATTATAGTAGATTGCTAGAAAGGAGGCGTAAGTATGGACAGCTGTGTTTTATTCGTTAATGGACAACCTTTTTTAGTGGTCTCAGTCGCTGGAATTGAAATTGCTAGATTAGAGCTTTCTCTTCAAGTAGCATTGACTTTAATAGCATTAGGGATTCCAATTTGTGCGTAAACCTTAGGTATTTATTAAAAGAGGGCTTTTGTCCTCTTTTTTATTTTTTCATTATCTTTCCTTAACAACAAACAAGACGCCACCCAGATCACGGCAGCGCCTACGATAATTGCTATAAACTTAATCAAACTTATTTATCCTCACATTATTTATTTCTTTGTTTCCATACCCCATTCTCTTTACGGTAAGTATTCTTTCCATCCATGAAGTCAGCTGTATTACCTGGAATGCTATATTTCTTATTCTTTTTCTTAGCCTTCTTCTTCAACCTCTTCTCTTCTTGAACAGCTTGTAAATCCGCCTTCCATTGTTTCAACAAATCCTTTTCACGTCGCATCGAATTTGTACCCCTTGGATTAAAATGTAAACCAATTAATTAGATTCTACCTATTTATATAGAATCCTTTAATCCAAATGTCCATTTTGTTCAATAAAAAGAGAGCACCTGCGCCAGTAGATGCTCTTAACGTGATAAGGGTTTCCAATGAGTATTGAAATAAGATAGATACAAGCGAGTGAGCCTGTCCTACACTTCAATATATGCTTGTCCTTACCAAAAGGTGCAAATGAAAGAGAGTACTTCCCCAGTAAGTGCTCTCTTCTTAAAAATATGGGTAACATGTTTGAAACCTTTCAGTTTCATTATATGATATAGCTCTCCCTAACTATACCTAAGACATCTATTAAAGTTGTTTAATGTGTAATTTCTATATAACAAAGAATAAAGCACCCATTATGGATGCTTAATTCGTTGGCAAAGGTATATATACTCTCTCAATATTATTTACGTACTCATCAATGAGTGTTGCAATTGCTGTTAAATCTGATGCGTTAATCACATCAGACACAATTGAATTCATTCTTTGCGAATCCTGTGGATTAACATCTGTATTCTGCTGAATATAAGCGTTAAACGTTAACATTGCATAACCAGTCGTCGCCTTCACTTCATTAAAGTGATGATCTGAAAAATAATCTGTATTCGCCATTTGAGCTGGGTCTCCCCATCGTTCTAACATTTCTCCGTCTTGAGCACCAAAAGCCCGACGAATAAAAGTTTCATAACGTAGTGCTACTGTCATATCCTTCTCCTCCTTTCAACTTTATATTTATATAATATAATTATTATCTATTTTACGCTAGTAAATTGCTTATAAAAAAAAGAAACCGCTACAATTAAGTAACGGCTCTTTTACGTCTTATAAAAATATTAAAGGGCTGAGAGAAGACTAAGAATCTTCTCGTTTATACTCCGTAGAGTCGGTCAGTACATCGAGTGTCGCGGCCCTTAGCTGACCAATATTGAATTATAAAGGATTTATATCCAAGACGTATATGTTTCTTCCGACGCCTTGTTTGAACCAATACACTAGAGGGACGGAAGGGGAATGTTTCCGCTGTATTGGCTCAAACAAAGAGTGGAACTCTTTGCCCTCGTTTTAGTCATTAATAAGAATCATGGGTAATTACTAATGTACGAGATACGTATACTTTTTAGCTTTTTAGAATGCAAGTGTCACTCAATCATGAGCAACCACCCCCATTCCATTTTCAAGAACCAACATATTAGAGAGAAATAGACTTATATTTATTATCAACTCAGAGGACGCATTCCGAGCTGATTGATAAATACAATAGAAACAGTATGACGAATGCGAATTATCTCACACCCGCCACACTGGAATATGTCATTGTAATACATTCATTGGTCTTTTCGTCTTAACGCGGGTTCGTACCGCCTTGCCCGCCCTACTATGCGGTATACGTTACCGTGAAATTCTCGCATAAGAACGTTTCACTTATAGGTGTACTAATCCTCTTCGATATGCGGTTGTCAAAGGGCTTGTACATTAAGAATACCGTTGATTTCATTATCAAAATTCCCCCTATTTAGTCCCCATTTTTGTCGGTATTTTGTCGAAGTTTTAAAAAACATAAACATTCCAATTTATTATATTTTTTCTTTTTTTGATAATATTTGTATCCAGTTCAGGTAATAATATCATATAATTAAGCTATTATAATTTTATAAAAAGCAAGGATGGTTAGACATGACGGTACAACAAGAAAAAGTAACAAAGCGCGTGGTTTGTAGAAAATGCAAATCAGATCAAATAGTCGGTAATAAGCGTGGTTATAATTTCAAAAGGGCGTTTTTTATTCTGTTTCTTCTGTTAGGTACACTTATAGCTATTGGAATAGTTTCTAATTTTTTATCTGTTATAGTTCCTGAAAATTCTATGGATGGAGTTGTTGGACTTTCTGCAATTGTTGGTCTTCTTATTGTACTTCTAGGACCACCGATAATTTTATTCAGTGGATTTGTTGGTAGAAAAAATATTGTTAATGGTTGCATGAATTGCGGACATACATGGATGCCTAAAAAATAAAACATAAAAAGCCAAATGGATAGTTAATTAAAAACTGTTAATTTGGCTTTTTTTGTATTATTAAATCATCCCTAAAGATGTCGCGATCAATCGAATCGCATTTTTCTTCTTATAATAGAAGTGATCTTTCTTCATCGATAATTCAGTGTAAATAAAGCTGTCTTTCGGCTTATCTGCATTTAAGTATTTCTTCTTGATGATTTCTGCCTCGTCATAGTCTAAAACGTACTCTAAAGCCTTATCGATCTGCTTGAACTTGATATTGCTAATATATCTCGTGTCTCTAATCTCCGGGAACAAACTGATTCCTTCGTGTTTTAACTCCACTTCATTCTCAAAACGCGTTTTCAATGCGCGGTATTCCTTTAGTATTTTCACTACTTCTTTCTGAACCTGTTTTTCTGTCTCTCTATCAATAGTCGGTAATAATGTTAATTGTCTCTCCATGAAGGAATCCCCCTATTTCTGAATTTGTCTTTTTAACATCACATCAGGTACGTGAAATTTTACTATCTCTTTGTTAAATAAGAGAAACATGCATAACGAGTAGCTCCCACTATACACTCTGCATGGTTCCTTTATCCACTAGGCCTTTAATAATCTATGTTTCTTGTTGGCCATCTTCTCTTTTGCTGCTTCAATGTTATTTGCTACTTTCTTATGGTCCAGATCAAATTGAATCATTCCATCAAACATAACTGGCGCTACTACTTCGTCAATGTATTGTAAGTAATCCACCGGCGCTCGTTCCGTCTGCTCTACTAAGTATCCATAAATATCAAAGTCTGCTCTTGGTATAGACTTCTTGCCTTTTGGTTGATGAGACATCCTTACATAAGATTGAACGACTGATAGTGGCACTGCGAATACTGACTTATCCTTACTGAATTCTATAAGGAAGAAACATACTGCTCCCATCTTCTCCGCTTTCTCCAGGTAATCCAATTGATGCTGTGCAATGTTCTTTAAATCAAAACGTGTATCTTTCTCTGTAGACTTCGCTTCAAATGCGATAGCTCGTCCCTTATACACGCCGTCATAGTCTACTGTGCTCTTTGCTTCATAGAATCCATTTAGTACACGACCACTTTTGCTCTTTAACACCTTCACAGGAGTCGGACGCTTGTTTATAAGCGCCACTCCCCCTCTTTGATACATTTCATTCGCTAGATTGATAAGCATTTCAAATGCCATCCCACGGTTTCCTAGCCCCATTGTTATTCCCCACTTTCTATTAAAAGGATTATTTTGTTGAATTTTTTACTACCAATCACCAGAAATATCTTATAATCGTTATATATAAACTTATTTTTAGGAGTAGATAGAATGCCAGTTACACTTGAACTTATTCTTTTCATTCTTATAGCAATTAGTGCTGTTGGCTATTTGATAAAAGAATCTCAAAAAACTAAGAAAAGAACCCTTGGAATTTCACTAGAACTTTTAATTCTTTTCTGGTCAATATGGAGAATATCGACTATCATAATCCAAATTTCAGAATATAATCTCTCGTGAATAAAATTCAATATTCCGTCAATACTGTATATGACATCAGATTTTCTCCTTGTTCCCCCTTGGAGAACCGAGCAGTTAGCTTTTGCTAGCTGCTTTTAATTTGTAAGAAGCACTCAATTAACTGGAATCACATATAATATTCTGATTTCCTTTCTCTATAAAATAGTCGTTATAAAATGAGACTCGTCACGAGAGCACTTTACTAAGTGCTCTTTTTATATTCCAACCTAATACAAAATGAAGTTTTTATATAAAGTTTTCTCAATATCTACAACCTGGAAATAAATTACCTTTTATGGTAACATATTGGTAATCCCATAAATTTCTATTGTTCCATTAAAAAGGACCCCTACCCCTTTTCCGGGTCCTTTTTCAACGTTTTCTACTAAAATAGCGTTTTTTTATTCAAATTGATGCCCTGCTTATTTGGGCACATTTACCAGTATTTTTACCAAAAAATTCATGATATTGTTAATTAGTCGAGTACGTCATTACTTGACGATTACCCTTAGGGGCTCCCCAGACAAATGGGGCTCCTTTTATTCAAATAACTATTTTGTTTAAATTTCATTAACCTTATTGATTCCTTTACATACAGTATTATCACAAGAAATTCAATAAGTGCTCCGGTCTAGTTATCTTGAATTTCTTGCAAATCTTGTGGGAAGAATCCGTTTATAACAAACGGGTTCTTTTATTTATTCATCATAAAATAACTATTTTGTTCACTTTTTTGATACATTTATGAAACATTTATGTGTTATCTTCAGTAAGTTCTTTTCTTTTCATAAAATTGTGTGAGTTATACCGACACAAGAAGCCCTAGATCCCTAAATCTAGGGCTCCTTCGTTTAAATAACTATTTTGTTCATTTCGTTGTATAGACAACTATATATTTAGATGTTAAAATATATTTGTGATTCCCACTTGGTTTCACATACGACTTTTTTTCTTCGATTATGGGGTTCTTACGTAATAGTAAGGACCATTTTTTTATTTAGTGCCCATAGCCAGTAAATCCGAAGCCCATATTTCTTTCTGATTCCAATAATCCCAACGTTTCTACTGACGCTATGACGCCTACTGGTGCCTCGTTCAATCAAATGAGTTTCTGTCCTTTAAATACGTCATAACGCTATGTCTCCTACTCTAAATTCATTATCTCTTCTAAGGTTCTATCGGAAATATACGTGGTGATAATCTGTATCTTTCCATATTTCTTTTTAGCCATTTCTATAGCTTCGCTTTCGGACTTCGCCTCAAACCAACGAAGCTTCCACTTCTCATCCTTATCGTAAAACTCTACTGAGTACGTCATAACGCTATTACGCTTCAAGAATTTGTCCACGGTACTTGTTGCGGTATAATCAAAACTTCCCACTACATCCTCCAGTGTTAGTTGTTTCATGCCCCTAACCCCATTGGACGCGATTTGATTTTATTCTTATCTGCCTGATCCATAATTAATGCGGCGATTTCTAGTTGATGCCTTCCTAACTCTTTTGCTATTTCAAGAATATCTTTATCCTCATCCCACATTTCTCTTAATCGAATCACTTCGCTTTCATCAAACACTAAATCCAACTCTTCTAAAGCGATATATAAGTTACGACGCGACTTCTTCATGTATTTCCCCTGCTGCAACGCCATTGTGTAATTCTCCTTTTCCAAATCCGTTCCAAGTCGTGGCATCCCATTTCCCCTCCAGTTGTAATTGATGAATTTCTCGTAACTCCGCCATAACAGCATGACGTTTTCTATCCACTTCTTCAGGACTGCGTTTCCCTGCTTCGCAAATACACGGTGCAAATTGATAGCAGCCATTCCCCATATCGTTGCTAATTACTCCCGTTCCTTCACATACACACATCGTTTATTCCCCCTTTTAAAATGGCAATGCCTTTCTTCTATAATCCTTTGTTTCTTTGAAAGTAATCGTTCTAAAATTATTGAGAATCCGTGATACAATTCGTTCATCGTACGCCTCGTCTAAACGCTTTCCTGTGAGGTTTGTCGTAAAGATAGTAGATTTACCTTGCCTACCATCGAAAACATCGAATAGCACCCTATTAATGAAGTTTGTTGCTTTCGTATTGGCATTTAATGCCCCTAACTCTGCTCCTAAATCATCGACAATTAACACTTCTGCTTTTACTAGACTTCGAATGATTGCATCTTCAGTTAGTGTGGAGTCTTTGCTGAACGTACTTTTAATCTTCCGTAGCAATTCGCCAACTGTGACGAAGACAACTGATAGCCCCGCACCTGCAAGTTCTTCCGCTATAGCGTAAGCAAGATGTGTTTTCCCTGCTCCGCAATTCCCGGCCATAATCGTGTTAAATACTTTACCGTTGAGGTAATCTGTAGCGGTGACCTTTGCGAGTTCCAGGTTCTTCGTTCCTTCCTTGCTAGTAGGTTTGTAATTATCAAAGTTAGCTTTCTTAATGTTGCTATCGGCGATCATGCTTTGTTGGTGAAACATGAATTTCTTCTCGTTCGCTTTATCTGCATCGTATTTCGCTTGTTCCTGTTGCTGAAGCTTCTTACTATCGTTTTCAAGAAAGCATCGAGGGCAAACAACTTGTCCACCAAACTTCATCTTATTCATGCCATGCGTATCACACACATCAGAATCCATAGTCATATTCACCTTTTTGGCTATATCGGTTGGTATTGCTGCCGCAGCTCTCTGCATTGTTATTCGCTCCTTTTTTAGAATTCATTTGAATAGTTAGTTGGTCGAACTTCTCCCGTAGCTTTTTAGGAGATAAAATGTTACCTTGCCAGAACGGATCAGCTTGGCACCAATCAATAACATCCTTAATCTCTTGTGGTTCTCTGTTGTCACGTTCTCGCATTAATCTAAATTCATTTGCCCAATTATTGAAGTTAGGTTCTTTTTGCCTAGGATTGTTCCTCTTAATTTTTTCAAATAGATACTTAGCCCCATTGGTGTCGCAAGTTTCAAACTTGTGACGGGAAGATTTTTCTCTCTTCTTTTTATCTTTTTCTTTATCTAATTCTTTATCTTCTTCTATATCTGTATCGTCACGTGACGTCACGCAAACGTCATTTTCTTCAACCTTATTTTCTAGCGCTATTTGCTGTTGTTTCTTACGTTCACGGTACTTTTTGTTTCGTTCAGCATTCAATTGTTTTACACGTTCTAACCCATCGATGTTCTGATGTTTCTCCCAATTCGAGATACATATGTACTGATCATCAGTGATGTCTATCATTCCGAATTGCTTAAACGTTTGTAGTGCGAGTCTCACAGTTGCTATCGGTCTATTAAAAAGTGTTGAGAGCATTTCTTCTGTGAAAGGAATGTTTTCACTCAAAAAAATGTAACCATTGGCATTTGTTCTGCCCGCTTGAGACAACAATTTAATCCAAATGATTAGTAGTGTATCTGCATCTGGTAAACTTTCAATTAATCGAATCTTTTCATCTTCAAACATACTAGTAGAGAGCTTTATCCATTTAACATCTGCCATTTAATTCACCTTCTTCATCCAACATTCATAGCTCACAGTGTCTTCCATGCCAGTAAACCGAACCTTTTCTCTCCCTCTAAACTTACCTTCATGATAAAAAGTTCTTTCTGCCCTATATATTCGTTTAATTGGCGTTACATAGTCATAACCTCGTTTTTCTAAATCCCGAACTGCTGTTAACATCTCTTTCATCGATCCACGCCTTACAGGTATCTTAAACATCACGCATTCGTCCTTTCGCATACCGCTATGTCGCCTTGAATTTTGATTATTTTATATCCTGGGTAGCGATCGGGGGTGATGTACTCAATCGCCTTTACTCTTGCTTCTTTTTCATTCCGTGCGCCCTTCCACACCCACTTCGGAAGGACGACTTTAGATTGATTTTTGTCTAACATAGGCTTAGCATCTCCTTAGTTTGTTTGTTCTATTTTTTCTACTTGTTCTTGCTCTTCGATTTTAGAGGTTTCTTTTTCAGCCTGTTTAACCCACTTTGTTAATTTCTTAAGTACTTCTCCAGCTTGTTTTAATGTCAATTCGCCAACTTCTTTAATACTTAAGTGTCCTTTAATCGTGTCTTCATCCACTTTTCGAAGAGTAGCTAATTTTTTTATGTTTAATTTAATTGCACCAACTTGTTGAGCAGTAATCATTTCCTCTTGGATCTCTGGTAAATCTTCACCCGCATAGATGTACAATCCTAATCCGTGAAGTGCAATTGCCTTTACTAAGCAACGTTGGATACTTGTGTTAATGTCAAAGCTGTTAGGCTCTGCAATCGGCTTGTTTTGATTGTTAAGTATCGGGTGAATTTGACTTAGTGGTATTCCTTGTACAGTTACTTCAACTTCTACAAAGTAACCACAATCTGTTTTGAGGTAAGGCACTCCATCAAATCGTTTTACTTCCCATGTGGCTGTTGGATCTACTTCACGAAGCTTTTTAACTGCCCATGCCCACGATAAGTAATTAAAACGCCCTTTCTTCTCAACATGTCCCGAACAATCTGTTTGAGCCAATTTAGAAAAGTAATTTTCAGTTATCATATGAATCTCCCCTTCTTTTAAAATGGTGCTATTTCCGTTTGTTTACTAGCTTCATACACTTCCATAAGTGCTTGTAATCCATATTTGTAAGCTACAACCATTGATGCAGCGTCAGGCTCTTTGCTTTGCTTGTATCGTTCAACTAGACTCTTCATAATTTGAATTTCAGCTTCAATTTTGTTTTGTAGGACCACCTTATTCACCCGCTACTTTCTTCATTGAATGTTCTTCAACGTACTGTTTGATGCATTCGGATTCGGTATGGATTGGATCACCACTAAAATCAAGGTACCCTTCTCCGTAGAAGATTTCTCCACCACACCCTTGGCAATAATCCATGAAGTCTCTTGCTGATGAATCGTGATGGTTTCCGTAAGTAATTGGATTTTCAATCATTTTTTTGAATTCCTCCTTATTTACTGAGAGAAAACTCATGGTATAATATAGGTAGCTAATTTTAGGGAATGGTTTCTCTACATCGCTCGTTGCCATCGAGCGTTTTTTATTTTTCAATAGCTAACTTTCTGAAAGTTTGTTAAAATTTAGTTACCGATATGTGTAACAACTGGCCTGTGCTTCTGTACGGGCTTTTTTGATGCTTTCACGCATCAAAATATCCAGGAATCCTTTTACTAGATGGGGAACACCATTAAATTCCTGAATATTACGACAAGCGAATGCGCGTCTTATCCTTGTAGGATTTCCCTCCTTTCTGTCGAATTACTTAGACTGGAAGGAGGTGTTTTTATGAAACCAACTACTATAAATATTCGTGTTGACTTAGATGATATTTGCAAACTATCTCATCATGAAATTGTTGACGGTGTTTTAAAATACCTCCATGAACAATCGCACCAGTATAATGATTTAACTCCAGAGAGCAGTCTAGAAATGGTTATAAAAGAAGCGACAAAAGCTTCTGAAGATAACTTAAGAAAACATATGCATGAACGATATAGTGCTACTATTTCTGGTCAAGTTGAAGTACAACGTTAGATTCACAAATTTGCTTATTATTTAATAGAATTTTTACTTCTACAACAGCCTCTTTTACCGCAGGGGCTTGATTCTTATTTTCTTCCACATAAATCACTCCTTTTATCAAATTTTATTGTGTTCATAAATCTGTAAAATCTTTATATAAAAATTTAATGAACTACGTGTTAAACTTATTACATTCCAAGAAGTCCTTTACTTTTAGAATCGACAATTCTTCAATACCCTTAGTCTTGCCCTGCATCCCCTTGCAGGGCTTTTATCATTCAGCTAGAGTGATATACCTCTTGTATGTTTCTTCAACCTTATCTGCGCTGTTATGTACACCCTTTGATCTTAAATCCTTTATAATCCACAAGATTTTCTTTCGTTCATATTCATCACGTTGCTGTTTATTTATCATCTTGTGACCATCCTGTCTTTTTATCCCAGACATCAATTCTGTGTACTAGGTATGTTAATAGACATATAGCCGCTGATACAATCGCCAATGATAATGTACTTTCCTCCATCATTTACATCGCCTCCCTATCCATTTCTGGAATAATTCCGCGTTTCGTTAGAATTTCGTTACACATGCTTCCAAGTCTCATTTCTTACAACCTTCCCTATAGTTGAATGTGATGTTCCGAATGTTCTAGCCATTGCTCTAGCTCCATATTTAGAGTGGCCTGGTTTGTAGTGTTTTCTTATCCATTCAATTTGTTCTTCAGTAAAAACAGCTGTATGAATCTGTTCACCTTTTGCGTTTAAATCATTTTTAATTGCATGTTTTTTATTTTCCTTATCTGTCACAAATTCCAAATTGCTTAATCTGTTATTAGTCTTATCTCCATCAATATGATTAACTTGCATCTTCTCTTCTTGGCACTTATTAAAAGATTCAATAACTAATCTGTGTATATAAAATCTCCTTTGTATTCCTTTTTCGTCAGTTAATCCTATTCTTAAATAACCTTTTTTGGTAACAACAGGTGTTAAGATTCTGCCTTTTACGCTATTCCCTCTTTTTATAACTGTTTTAACTCTACCTAGAGTGCTAATCACATATATCCCTTCATAACCTATTAAATCTACCCATATCTCATTTTGTTCTTTTGATTCCACAGTTCATTTCCTCCAAACGATTAATTATGTACACCTGTCCTTTTGGAGTGACTCGCATTGTGATTCAAGTTAATGCTCATTTTGATGTTTCAAAATAACCACAATCAATATATTTTTGTAATGGCTCATTTTTCTTCTCAAAAACTAGTTACCGTTCGAACTTTACCGAACTCTTCATTGTTGAAAACCTGTAATTGATTCATTTTCTTTCTCCTCCGGCCTTCCAGTTGTCGTTATGACAACTTTTTGAGTAAAAAAAAGTTCATCTATTGATACTCCAAGTGCATTTGCTAAAATAGGTATCTTTTCAGCATCTAATCTTCTCTTGCCATTTTCTATGAAAGAAATAGCTGAAGCGTGACTAAAACCAAGACTCTTAGCCAGTTTTGATTGTGTTATATCTTTTTGTTTGCGAATATCTCTAACTCTGTTTCCAAATGTCATATCCGCCTCACCTCCTATAGTTGTCATTTCGACAACAACTTAATTTCATTATAAGTTGTCATTTCGTAAATGTAAACCCCTGTTTTGTCACTTTGTTTTAATTTTTTTTACAAATAGTGAAAAGTTGTCAAAAAGTATATATACTGTAATTAAAGAATAATACTTCGCAATGGGATCTTATTTATAAAGGGGAATAATAAAATTATGAACTTAAACGAAAGATTGAAAGCGTGCCGCGAAAAGAAGGGGTACACACAGACTTTCATCTCAGAAAAATTAGACGTAAACAAAGCCACTTTATCTAGTTACGAATCAGGAAGACGTAAACCTGACTACGAAACATTAACTAAACTAGCAGACATATACGAAGTTTCTATTGATTACTTATTAGGAAGAGCGATGCATCAAAAGTTAACAGTTAAAGAAACAGAAGAGATAAGTAAAGAAACTAACGAATGGATGACACTGATTAATCAACTATCAGAGGACAACAAAGAGTTGTTTAAATCAACAATTCAAAGCTTTATATCTAAAAACAAAACTCCGTAAGACTAATTACTGTCTACGGAGTTTTGTTTTACTCTTTTCCTTCGTTTGATAATTCTAGTAGCATTTCACGGAGATGTTCAATATTTACCCCTTCGACCGTCTCCATTATCAATAACTCTGTAACTAAATTCTCCATGTTCATTCCCCCTGCATCCTCTATATAATTTGTGAACAATTCACATTCGTTAATTATTTATTTTTTTGAAAAATAGTTAACATTCCCTAAAACGACGAATGACATCTTCTAAAAAAAGAAGATGTCATTCATTAAATATATAATTTAAACGCCCGTCCCTGGATCAGACATTTTTAATGTAATTGTAAGTTGAGTATCCTTAGCTAACTGCTGAGGTTGCTTTTTTTGGCTATCAGAAGGAGCGAATAAAAATCCACCTGACAACGCTAAAATAGTAATAAGCGATAAAACCTTATTCATTTATGTATCACCTCACTCTCATAAATTATAACATTTTTTCTATATAATCCCTAGAGATTTCTTAGGTAATTGAGCGTAAAAAATATTCCCTAATCGCTCAAACATATCTAGTGATTTCAATAACAGTTCTTTGTCATTTTTCGCTAGGCCTAAATAGTAAATTTGAAATGCGCTCAGTTCCCCGTTCTCTTCTTTCAACTTCATTAAAATTTCAATTGCATGTTCATTATTACCCTTTTGTATTTCTAAATATGCTTGTTCAGCAGCATGTAATGGTTTAATATTTTCTAAATCAACTTTATGATGTATTTTTAGAAACTCAATAGTATTAGCTATCATTGTTCTTCTCATTTCCATTTGATTACTCGACTCTTTCTCTAAAATGCTCAATGCTTTTTTCAGATAAAATATCGATTTGTCAAAGGATTCATCACATAGCATAAACGATTCTCCCAATACACCATATACTGTTGCTTCTACAACAGGAAAACGATTATTGATAGGTATACTTTGTATCACTTCTTCGCATATTTCTCTTAGTTTTTCTAGTTCGTATGCGGTTAAATGACCATGAATTGCACATTCCTTTATCTTATAAAAAAACGATTCTTTTAGATAAGGATCTTTAATATCATTTAGTTTCTCCATTAAAAAATCGGATTTGTTAACCATTAACTTAAAGTTACCTTGATCGTAAGCTGATAGCATTTCTATTTCTTCGGATAAAATCTCTAATTCTTTACTTTTTAATTTGAGGTATTTCTTTCTCTTATTTAATTCCAAAAGTAATTTTTCGCCTTTTATGTGTCCTTTATATCTTTTATAAATCAGTTCATACAAGCTTGCCCATTCGCGATTTTCTTTATTTGCTGAAGTCATTTCTTGGTCTACTAGTCGTTTTAAAAGTTCCAACTCTCCATGAGCCATTAAATAATTCATCGCAATTTTTTTATTAAGATGTCTTTTAGTATTAGTAAAGTATTTAGCGCAAAGATCTCGACGTAACTCTACATCATTAGGATAAGCGATTTTTAAAAGTTCTCCGTACTTGTCGAATCTAATTCCATCTTTCTCCTTAAAAAAATTTAGAAACCGTCACGTTGCTTAAACTGATTTGTTTTGAAATATTTCTATCGCTTATTCCTTTAGCGTACAAATCATTTTGCAACTTCACTATTGAACTTTGCACAATCTTTGTCCTCCTTGTTGGACAAAAAAGACACGTTACCCTAGATTTCTTACATTTAAGGAAAACGCGTCACTATATCTAGGATGTGTGTTATAATTATGTACGAGACTTATGACAAGTGTTCCCCTAGGCACATTAGGGCGGACCGTGGAAGAGTGTTACCAGCACTACTTGCACAGCCATGAGTCTTTTTTACGTCCGTTTATTTTATTATTTTCATAATATCATATTTTTGCCAAAATTCAGTCGTGTGGTTATCAGAAAAATATTGAGAAAGTTTGAAAATAGCTTTATATCAATGGTTTCTCGCGCTTATGGATAAAGATATACAATAGTGCATCTTTCTGTATGAAGTACTCTTACGCATGTTTTACCGTATTAAGCATGAGAGCTACGGCTCTCTTTTTTATTTTCTTTCGACATAATATAACGATATTGTTATAATTAAATTTATTATGATTAATTTAAAGTTTTACATTTGGGAGGGACAACTGAATGGGAGCGAAAACATTTAATAATTCCATTGAAAAACTAGCAGAAGGAATTGCAAACAAAGAAGTCAAATTTAAAACAACTGTACCAATTGAACTTCGAGATACAGAAAATTCAATCGCTATTCTCTTATCGAAAGAACAATCAATCGAGTTAGCACATATGCTAATTAATGGAAATATGTTATTTGAGAAAGACCGTATTGTTCTTACTATCAAAAAAAACTCGCAATGTAGTATGTCTGTTACAAGTTATTAGAAAGTAATACCATCAAGAATACTTAAATAGGATTCCAATACATACTATTACAATTAAGATGGTTCAACTCAGAGAAAAGGCACCTTAGGGTGTCTTTTTTAATTATAAACAGTAGTTTTAAATAATAAATATATTCAATACTTAGGAGAGATAAAGAATTTTTTTAGTTTATTTAACATCTTTTTAGCTCGTTGACAATTTAAAGTTAATGAATTAACATATCAGTTACTAATATATCAGTAACTGATATGTTTTCGTGGAGGGAATGTATGGAAGCTATTCAAAATAGATTGTTAATAGGGACAAACTACATAGAGGAGATCCAAAGCAATACTAGGATTGAGTTTAATGAACTAAAACCAAGTCAACTTCCTAGCGCCCCAGGTGTGTATATTATAAAAAGTAAGATAAACGACACAGTTCTATATGTTGGAAGAACTTTAAATTTGCAAAGAAGAATTTATACGAATCATTTACAAGGAAATTTAAGCACAGCACGTTTAAAGAAATATCTGATTGAAGATCCTTCTAGAAGTGAAGTTGTTGATTTAAACAGTGCTAAAGAATTTTTAAAAAATCAGTGTTATGTTCAATTTATTATTATAGAAAATGATCATAAATTACGTGGTAAACTAGAATGTTTGTTTACATTTGCATTTGATACTTATTATGTAGAACCAGAGAGAGGAAAAAGAAACTAAGTATCCAAGACTGACCTGTGAATTACTAATCTAGAGTAGGTGTATATAATGAGTAACAAATTAATTGAAGGTAACGATTTATTAAGATTTGTGGAGAAAGCATCAATTCATATAAATGAAATATCTGCAGCTACAGAAAAAAAGGAAAAAGGACAATATTTTACATCTAGTTCAATTGCTGAATTTATGGCGGAGAGAATTAATATAACAAAAGACACGATTAAGATCCTAGATCCAGGTAGTGGCACAGGAATGCTGACTGCTGCATTTGTCGCAAGAATTATTAAAGAAGGAAGAAAAAATGTTCATTTAGAAATAGATTTATTTGAAAATGATGAAAAAGTGCTTCCTTTTTTATATGACACGATGGAACTATGTAAAAATTTAATGGAGAAACAGGGTAATAAATTAAGTTATAAGATACATGAAGAAGATTTTATATTAGTCCATAGCCGTCTGTTTGAATCCTCTCTTTTTGATGAAGAAAAACTTAATAAAAAATATGACTTAGTGATTAGTAATCCCCCTTATTACAAATTAAATAAAAATCATATCTATTCACAAATACTACAGGAATATGTACACGGACAACCAAATATTTACTTTATGTTTATGGCCATTGCTGAAAAATTATTAGTTGATGAAGGACAATTGGTTTTTATTACTCCTAGAAGTTATTGTTCTGGTGCATATTTTGAAAGGTTTAGGGAACTTTTTTTTAAGAGTATAGATCCAGATCATTTTCATTTATTTGAATCAAGAAAAGGAAATTTCAAGAGTGAAAATGTTTTACAAGAGACTATTATATTAAGTGGATTCAAAAGAAAATATAAGCTTCCACATATTAATATTAGTTCATCTTTAAGCCTAAATATTCAAGAGAGTTATAGTGAAGAAACATTTAGTAAATCACTCATTATAGATTCTACAGATCAAATTAATTTGATTAGATTACCTATAAATAAAGAACAGTCCAAAGTACTAGAAATGTTTGATAATTGGAGTAATAACTTAACATTAATGCATATGAATATTTCTACTGGCCCTGTAGTGGCTTTTAGGCATAAAGAATATATTAAAGATTATGATGACAAGGATTCCTATCCATTATTATATATGAAAAATTTAAAGCAACTGGAGGTTACATTCCCTTTAGAACAAAACAATCAGGGAATTATTTTTGAAGCTATTGAAAAAAAACTTGTTGTTCCAGCCAATAATTATGTACTACTTAAACGTTTTACCTCAAAAGAACAGAAAAAGAGGGTTGATTGCGGAACATATTTAACAAAAAAATATCCGTTTCAAATGTTAGGTTTGGAAAACCATTTGAATTATATTTATAAAATGGACGAGAGTTTATGTGAAGAAGAAGCGTTAGGAATAGCTGCATTTTTAAATTCAAATTTAGTCGATCAATATTTTAGAATTGTTAACGGAAACACACAAGTAAATGCTTCAGACATTAGGCCTTTACCTTTTCCTGAATATGAATTTATTGTAAAATTAGGAAGAGATATTCTTGAAGAAAGAATCAGCTATTTAGATGTAGATACAATACTAGAAGCAGAATTTATAAACCAAAAAGAAAAGAATCTAAAATGCCTTGTGGAGTTGGGAGAAATGAATAAAGAAGAACAAGCAAAAGATATCTTACTGCAGTTAGGATTACCTAAAAAACAGCAGAATAAGCGTTCGGGTCTAAGTTTATTAGCTTTATTAGACATTAAAGAAGATGATGAGTGGAGCAATGCTCAAAAAAGGTTACTTCGTATTGTAGATATAATGGAGTTTATGGCTAAAAATTATAATCAAGTCTATGCTCCCAATAGTAGAGAGACAATACGAAGGCAAACCGTTCATCAATTTGAACAAGCAAATTTAATTGAGAGAAACCCAGATGACCCTTCTAGACCTACTAATAGTGGCAACACCGTTTACGCTGTAACTGATGAATTTTTATCTGTAGTTAGGACCTATGGGACAAATCAATGGCTAGAGAAAGTTACAGAATTTAAACAACAATTTTCAACATTATCTCAAAAGTATGAACAAAAAAGAAACAAAACTCGTATTCCAGTAAAAATTAATGAAGAAGAGTCTTTAAGCTTATCTGCTGGAGAACATAATATTTTACAAAAACAAATCGTAGAAGACTTTGGTGCTATTTTTGCACCGGGTTCAAAGCTTTTATATTTAGGTGATACTGAAAATAAATACTTGTATATTAAAGCAGAGGAACTAGAGGCACTAAATGTTCCGCCTTTTAGTCATGATAAATTACCAGATGTGGTTCTCTATGACAAAGAAAAAAATTGGTTGTTTTTAATTGAGGCGGTTACTTCACATGGTCCCGTTTCACCTAAACGTTTATACGAATTAGAAAAGGTGTTAGAGAATTGTTCAGCAGGTCCTATATATGTAACTGCCTTTCCAAATATATCAGTTTTCAAAAAATATGCAGATGATATTGCTTGGGACACAGAAGTATGGTTTGCCGATACACCAGAACATATGATGCATTTTAATGGGGATCGTTTCTTAGGACCAAGATAAATATTTATAAGTAAGCCTTAAGGGGAGTAGAGAAATGGTATTACAATCAGAAATCGATAAGAAATCAAAAGAAATTCAAACAGATAGTTATTCAATGTCAATTGGTGAGTTAATGAATATGTATAAAGATGAAGAGATACAGATTACACCAGATTTTCAACGCTATTTTCGTTGGTCAGATTCTCAAAAAGCAAGATTTATTGAATCAATATTATTAGGTATACCCATCCCACCAATTTTTGTTGCTCAAAGTAAGGGAGGGGTTTGGGATGTCATTGATGGACTTCAAAGGCTTTCAACAATATTTGAATTTACAGGTATTTTAAAAGATAAAGAGAAAAAACCAGTCCCTCCTAGTGTTTTGCACGCAACTAAATTCTTACCCTCATTAGGCGGTAAAATGTGGAACAATACAGAAGATGATAATAATTCATTTACTGACGAACAGAGAATTGATTTTAAAAGATCTAAAATGGATATAAATATAATAAAAAGAAGCAGTGATGCAGATGCTAAGTATGAACTATTCCAAAGATTAAATACGGGAGGCACCGCACTCACAGAGCAAGAAATTAGAAATTGTCTAATGATAATGTTAGATAAGGACTTTTATAATTGGATTAATGAATTAAAAGATTTACCAGCTTTCCAAGTTTGTTTACCTTTAACTGAAAAACAGTTATCAGAACAAGAGGAAATGGAATATATTATTAGATTTTTAGTTTATAGATATACAGATACAACAAAAATTAAAGGTGACGAAGATATAAGAGATTTTATAACAGATAATATGTTGAAAATTATAGCGGATGAGAGCTATGATCGAGAAAAAGAAAATGAAATCTTTGTCCAAACCTTTAAGGTTTTACAAGAAATACTAGGAGAAGATAGTTTTAAAAAGTTTAATGCTGCAAAAGATAAATTTTATGGAGCATTATCAATTACAGCATTTGAAGTTATTATTACAGGATTAAGTGAAAATATAGATAAAATATCTAAATATTCAACAGACCAAAAAGACACACTTAAAGATATCATAAAAAATATTTATGCTATGGATGATTATTCAGAAGCTGTAAGATCGGGGACAAGACCTATAAATCGTTTCAAAAAACTTTCTAAGCTAAGTAAGGACGTTTTTGGGGATGAGTAATCAGTATTCACTCGAAGAACTTCAGGAGAATTTAGATAAACAATTAGCTTGGAGAAAAAAAGAGTTGTCTCTTATTGCTGGGAATATTAATAGTTCAAAGGAAGAGATTCTTAATACTTTAATCAGGGCTGGAATTCCTTTACTCTATGCACATTGGGAAGGATACATAAAAATTGCCGCTCGAGAATATTTGAGCTATCTTAATGCTCAAAATTGTAAAGTATCGGAACTTCAGGACAACTTTTTGGTTTTACACTTAAAAAAGACAATTATTGATGTTAAGCAATCTAATAAAGCAACAAAATTTGCAACTTTGTTAGATAAAATAAATAATCAAGATAACGAGTGTTTTAAAGTTAAGCAAATGGACTCCGATATTATATCAACTGAGAGTAACTTGAAATTCAATGTACTTAAAGAAATATTATTTAGTTTAGGGCTCGAAGTAAAAAAGTTCGAATTAAAAAGGCATTTTATTGATCGAAAGCTTTTAAAAACAAGAAATGCGATAGCTCATGGAGAATATAAAGATTTAGTTGATAAAGGTAATGATGATCAGGCAAAGCATGATTTTGAAGAATTATACCATATTATTTTAGAGCTTATGGATGAGTTCAAAGAACAAATAATTGATGCTGGATTGAAAAAAAGTTATTTGAAGATTGGCTCATAGCTCCATCTCACCATGAGTATAGCTCAACTAATCAAACCAGTATAATCAGTCATCATCTACTATTTTTTTGGATATATAAAAACATTAGGGATGAAAAGTTTAGATATGTTTCATGGAAAGTAATTCTAAAAATGATAAAAGGAAGATTACTTCAATAAGGATATCCCTTCTATTTTCTTCACAACCATTATACAGATTCGGATGGGAATCCAAATTAAAGCGGTTCAAGTCGGAGGAAGGCACCTTATGGTGTCTTTTTTCTTACCTTTC